CACCAGAATATTTCAACCGACAAAATTTACATTGACCACAAGAGACCACTTGACCGGAGCGAGTGCGTCCGGGAGTATAGCAAGGCATAAGTAACTCCTTCCGCGCAGGACTGAAAGTGTATAGAACGAATTAAAGGGGGGTTGGCGCCCCCCTTTTTTTTACATACGAATACCACCCCGCATAGGAGCAGTAACATTAATCGCCTTAGTGTGAGACACATTATGGCGAAAATGAACAGCAGAAGAATGCTTAGAAACAGGATTACGTTTTAAAGGCTTCATAAAAACTCCTTTTAAAAGATGGATTCCGTCACTGGGCCTATTAAGAACAAGTAGGGGAATAGGCCCAGGGGGAAGTCAAACTTCCCCCTCACCCCCAGAATCGCCATTAGAAGGCGATACAGCGTTTTTCAACGCTTTAGCTACCTTGCCTATAGACGAACCCGACTTGCCCTGTGTAAGGGCTACGGGTTCGCTATCAGGCAAGGTCTTATCGTCAAAAATACCAAGCTCCACAGCACGATCAAAATTCTTAGGATCAGAAACAAAAGCAAGCAGCTTACCAGGATCGTTATCAAACTCAGAACGAACCTTAGCAGGTAACGTCATAAAAGCAGCATCAGCATTACGAATCTGATTCATAGCAATATGATAATCAGTAGGTAAATTAGTAAAATCACCAAACTGAGGTTGACGTTGTTCAGGCAAAACACCATTACGCGTAAAATTCTCGACTATCCAATTAATATCAGATTCCTGAGCAAAAGATTGGATCGTGCGAGAAGGGTCCTCGCACTTTAAACCAGACTCATCAGAAGCAGCCTTCGTATCATAATTATAAGGACTACGAACAAACGGGATAGGCCAACCGTAAACTTTGCCATCACCATCATCATAACCAACGATATTATCATTCTTATCACGAACAGATTTAGTCATAAAAACCTCCGAGTTATTTACCAAACGAATTTTTTACAGAAGAAGCAGAATTAGCAAAAGGATTCAAACGACCGATTGAATCCATCAAACGATCAAAATAAGCACCATACTTGCCGATAGGTGACTTCTCAGCAGCAGCACGATTCTTAGCACCGGGCACCTGAGTCTTAAGCAAATCATTAGTAATATTAGCATTCTGGGCAGAAGCCGATGAAAGTTCAGAATCTGCCTTATACTTAATAGCCAAAGCCAAATTAGCAGCAGTTTGCGACTTAATTTGAGAATTAGTTTCAAGCATATTCTGCACCTCAGCACGATTGCGACGAGCTGCAAGAGCAGTATTAATAGCTGGAGTAATCGTATCAGATTGAGGAGCAGAAGCACCACCAGGAGCAGCACCAACTCCGTTAGTGTAAGCAAGCATAGGATTCAAACCAGCAGCCATCAAATCCTTAACAGAACGCTGGTATTTAGAATTATCCATCCTTTCTTGAAAATCCATCTGGTTTTGAGCCATACGAGCAGAAGAAGCATTAGCTCTTTCTCCACCAAAAAGAGAAAGAGCGCCGCCAAAAAGATCACCTGCAAAACCATCAAAAAAACCCATAAAGCCTCACAAATTCAAAGCTTCAATAAGTGGCCAAGCTGTATTGTAAAAATCAGAAGCATAAGTAACACAAGCAGAAGGAGAAGAATTAATAGTAAGAGCGTTAGATTTCACCCAAGCAGCAAAAGCCATATTCAGAACAACTTGCTGTTGGGTGAAAATACCCCAAGGAGTCTCAACATAAACAGTCTTAAGAGTAGTCATAAAACCCCCTAGAAATGATCAACCAAACCTGGAACAGAATACATCGGTAACGGACGAGCTGCATTAATATCAAAAACAGCATCCATTAAAAATTGCTGACCATTCGCAGAAGCACCAACAGCAACAACACGAGACACAGGAGGAGTATCCTGTATAAAAGTATCGTTCAACGTGGGTAACGAGGTAAACTTCTGGGCAAGGTGCCATCCATCAATAGCACCGGACGAGGTGGATTTAAACAACCCGGTAACCTTGTTGGGCATATAACGGTATTCCGCCCAACGTTCCTGGTACCCGAAGACGTTCGCATCGTTCGCAGATCCATCGCAATAAATCTCCTTATTAAGCACAGCCTGCTCACCAAGCATAGCAAAGACAGGAAAATAAAAATCATAACGAGTCAAACGAGACCAGTGACGGTCAAGACCTTGCTGATAATTCAAATCAGCACGAACCGATGCAAGACCAATCACGTAACCATGTTCAACAAAAGAGGCAGAAAAACCATGGCCACGAGCAACACCAGAACCCATAGCAGCGAGCGTGCCAAGCGGCGTAGTTGTACCACTAGCAGAGGTTCCCGAAGTCTGAGCAATTGGGTTAATCGTAATAGGTGTCGAACCTCCGCCAAGATACTCAGGACGCTGCAAGCGAGCATCAGGGGAAGCAACACCAAAATGAGATCGAATAATTTCCGTATAGCGAGTACCTCCACGAGCGTCCCTTTCAAGTAAACGTTGAGTCTGAAAAGCTAAACGAATTGCATTAATTGTTGCAGCAGTGGCACTAGAAAGATCAACTTGCAAACCAGAATTATAACGCATAGCAGCACCGTTCGGAGTGCCAACACGATTCGCTTCAACAAAAGTAAACGTACCGGCGACATTCGTCGTCTGAAAACCAGCACGATCAGCAGAAGACGCACCTTTCTGCAAAGTAAAATCACCATTCGCAATCACAGGAGCAGTAGTACCAAGCGGCAAAGTAACGGCAGAAGTGCCTTTCTGAGGAGAAGGCAAACAACCAGTGAAATAATCAAACCGCTTACCACGCCGTTTCAAAGTATAATTAGCAACAGTATCAGGGCCATCGCCAGTATCGACAGTAACAGAATTTTGAAGATTTTCATCACGAAACCACTGATTCCAAATAAGGTTATACATACGAAGCGGCAACGCAGAATGAGAAACAGTATTACCAACACCAACCTGACCAACAGTAGGAAGTGTCAAATAATCCTGGAGTGAATTAACAGCATAACCACCAGCCGGAGAAACCTGTTGAGGAATAGTATAAGAAATAGAATCTCCAGGATTCGCTTGCTCACCCATCATATTTACCCAATGCGTCCAAACAAGACGATTAGGAACAAAAAAGAAAAAAGTATCCAAATGCAAATTATCCATCACAGGAAATAAAGGCGTAGCGAGACGAGTAAAAGCAGTCATTTGCAAATTAAAAGTATCACCAGGCAGAACATCAGCTAAAAAAATAGGAACCAAATAACCGGCATCAAAAGTAGTCTTTAAACCACGTTCAATACGAAACGAAGACCGAGGAATTTCAGCCTTAGGAACCATAGCAAATTGATGAACATCAACAGACTTATTCTGGAACATAAACCCTCACAAAAAATTACGCCCCGGAAGTATCCGGGGCGTCCTAATTACATTACGACAGACTTAGTATCAGTCCCACCATTTAAATGCATGGTAGGAGTAGCAGGGCCTGAATCATGGCGCGCAAGGTGTTTAGCTTGTGCAACAAGTACCGGACCATTTTCATGACAAATAAGGAAACCAGTACGATCATCAAAAAATCCAAGTTCATAAAGCTCAAAATCATGGGAATGAGAATATAAATTATTAATAGCAGTTAAACCAGTATTAGGATCAGCAACAGGCTGACGGTTCACCTCATCAGAAAAAGAACGAATAGCTTCATTAGGGTGTTTAGCAAAAAAAGGCTGACCAAATGTCTGAGCAGCCAAATCTTTAACAGCAATTACAGAATGTTTCATAAATAACTCCTAATCCATAGAACGAATTAATTTACGAACTTTAGCTTCAGCTAAAATTCTCTCAGACTCTAAACTAGGACGATCATGATCGGCAAGCTTAGATTTCATAGCAACCATGCGATCATACTTAATATTGTCAAGCAAAGGAGAACATTCATCTTCAAAAACTTCACCAGTTTCAAAATTAAAAAAAGGCGCAACAGGAAGCATTTCCTTAGTCATTTGAAAAAATTTCTTATCATAATAACGAGGTGGCTTTACCTCACGACCACCTTTCAATACGACACGATCAAGAGGATAGACATCAGAGTGAAACTTGCGAAACCAACCTTCAGCAATACCGGGACGAGTAGACATCTTGCAAAACTCAGGACGACGATCAAAAATACGACCAGTATCAGGGTCAATAATACGATAAAAAGATTCTGATTTCTCACCTGTAATCTTTTTTAAAATATAACGAGCGCAATAACCAGCGCTCTCAAACGTGACGGAACCAATCTCACTATTACCATAAGGCCACAACTCCTCAAGCGTAGGAGACCTAAAAATAGGATACCGAACCTTAGAAGAACCATACTCATTTGGCTTAGACCATCGCCAAAAATACCGATCAGAAAAATCAAAATTAAAAATACAGGCGTGCCAATGAGGACGCTGACGCTTGTCACCATATTCACCAGAAACATAAAAGCGAATTGGCCTATGGAACTCAGGATAAGGCTTGCCAGTCTTACCATTAATCTTACCATAATTATGGTGCCTGACTGGCGTCAGGCCAACACATCGATCGCGAAAAGCTTTTAAAAAATCATCCTGAAAATGAGAATAAATCAAACCTTCCCGCAAATCATAACCAACAGGAAGACGTTTATCGTCATAAGTAAGTGTAATAAAACAATTTTCCTGATATAAAGAGGCTTCATGCATACAACGCACAGCCCATT